AGATGCACGTTTTGTCCTGCCCAACGCATGCTGCACAAAGCTGGTTGTGACCATGAATGTTCGTGAACTTCGCCATTTCTTCTCCCTTCGCTGTTGCAATCGCGCCCAGTGGGAAATTCGGCAGATGGCAGACAAAATGCTTGAAATTTGCAAGGAAGAAGCCTATTCACTGTTTGCGGATGCTGGCGCTGGTTGTGTGCGTGGTGCATGTCCCGAAGGCAAGCACAGTTGCGGGAAACCGCGAAATAAAGAGCAGGTGAGCGCGGTTGGATGATTGGGGAATCTCAAGACCGGGAATCACCAGAATCAAACCCGTATGCAAAAAGGATTGCCCGAACAGGGAATATGATTGCCATACCAAGTGCGAAACATACATCAAATATCGCCATGAATGCGATGCTGAAAGGGAAAAACGTGCATTGGAACGGGTAGTCATGAACGAAATTTGCGATACAGCAGAACGTATAAGAAAGGCACGAAGAATCAAATGAACAGACTGAATAAGGATGAATATTTTCTGGGAATCGCTGAAGCTGTTGCCAAACGCTCTACCTGCATTCGCCGCCAGTATGGTGCCGTAATCGTGAAGGATGACGTGATTGTTTCCACTGGTTACAACGGATCACCCAGAAACGTTGACAACTGCTGCGATGTTGGAAACTGCTGGCGTGAACAGCACAACATTCCCCATGGTGAACGGTACGAAATGTGCCAAGCGGTGCATGCAGAAGCAAATGCCATTATCAATGCCAATCGTGCCGATATGAACGGTGCAACGCTGTATCTGGTGGGATTGGAGAATGGCAAGAGGATTGAAAAAGCTGAACCATGCTTGCTGTGTAGGAAACTGATTCGCAATGCTCAGATTAGGAGGGTGGAATCCTGATGTACGATGACGATTGCCCTTGCGACACCTGTTCACAACGCGATTCCTGTGATGGTTGGGAAGCTCAATTCTGTTGCATCCTTTGCCGTTGGCAATATGGAGATCCGAATTGCGATGACTGTGATCCGTGGGATATTTGAGGAGGAATGAACATGGCAACAACAATCATTCTGGTAGCTATTCTGTTCGTGTTTCTTGGCGTTTTTCTGAATGAGGTGAAATACCATGACGATTGAGGAGTTGGATGCGCTGAAGAACGAAAGGGTGTATCTGGAATACCGCTATCCATCGTACAACAGCGGATACAGAAAGACCAGCTGGATCAGGGCGTGGCTTGGAAGCACAAAAAGCACAAACCGCGCCCTGTACGGAATAACGTGGCGGTGCTGGGAGAAGAAGCCCACTGAGGAAGAAAGCAAGGCAGTTGAATGGAGCTAAAGAGATGGCAGATGATCTGAAAAGATGCCCATTCTGCGGTGGCAAAGCGGAATATATAACCAAAATCATACAGGTGCGGTGGAAAGATCAGTTGTGTTACCGCATTCGTTGCAAAGATTGCTATGCACAGTCACCTTATAAGTGCAATGCATATCTTCATGGATCCCATGAGACGTTTGAAAAAGCTGTTGATGCTTGGAACAGGAGGGTGAAGGATGTTTAAGCTCAGAGATTGCCCTATTTGCGGGAACCCTGTCGAAGAAATTAAGATAGCCCTGAGGGGATATGGATTCTGTGGTGTTGTCATTGAATGCCCAAGTTGCCATTGCAACCTGAGGGATGGAAACTGCGCAGAACATATTCACGGTGAAGATTATTTTGCAACTCCGATTACAGAACATTCGATGAGTGAATGCCTGTACAGAGCCATCAGGACGTGGAACAAACGCTCAAAAAGAGCGAACGAACAGGATATTGGTGATGAAATGTGCAAGGACGCTGACGAGTGGAAGGAGCGAAGGAGACATGAAAACACCTGACGAGATCAAGAAGGGGCTGGATTGCAACAACATTGACCATTGCAATGAATGCCCTTATGACGGTCTGGATTGTGCAAAGCACGTTGACCAGGATGCCCTTGCCTACATCCAGCAGCTTGAAGCCGAAAACGCTGATCTAAAATCCCGCCTTGCACAGGTCGAGAGGGAGAGGGATGCGGCTCTGCATGATTTTTTGTGTGACCCTTGCGAAGTGTGCAAGCACGGGGAAACTGCCCTTGATGACTGCTGTGCCCTATATACGCAATGCAAATTTGAATGGCGCGGCGTTTGTTCCGAAAACACGAAGGAGGAATGAGTGTGAAAAAAAGCTTTGATTTTACACCTGTATGCAAAAAGTGCGGGAAGGAACCGCCGATAAACAAAGAAATGTCAACGCCGAACTGGATTGTATACATGACGAAAGAACCGTGCAAATGCGGTGGGGAATGGACATCAAGATTCGTTTTTGAGGAGAAGTCGTATGGCAAACGTTGTTGATATTTGGGAACGCGAACCTCATCTGGTCAGCGAAGTTGTTTGTCTAAAATGCTTGCACAGGTGGATTGCCGGGTATCCAGCTCAAACACTTCTGAAACAGCTTGAATGCGGCAAGTGCGGCGAAAAAGGCTATGTCATCAAGACTGGGCAGGAACTTGAGAAGCGAAACCATAAAGACTGCCGATACTACACGACAAAATGTTACAGCGGCAGAGGGTGTCTTTGTACAAAAGAAATCGACCCTTGCAAAGGGGATGAATGCGAAAACTGGAAGCCGAAGGAGGAATAAACCATGAAATACACCATCGACGGCGTGACCGTCACCATCAAAAACGGTACCATCCCGGAAGAAGAAGCAAAAGCCTATGTTGATCGTGGTATTGAACAGTACGGCAAGGGGCTGACCGAGATCGTCGCAACCCTTGACCCTGATGACCCTGAAATGATCGGTCTTGACTACAAATGGAACTACGAACCCTTCCATCGCTTGCGCCGCATCACAGGCTATCTGGTCGGCAACCTTAGCCGCTGGAACAACGGAAAGAGGGCTGAAGAGCGTGACAGGGTTAAACATTCGACCTAATCCATGCAATCCACTTTCCTGCCCACTGTATGCTTCTGGTTATTGTGAATATGATTTCGCCACAGGCCAGATCATGCCGATGGATTCAGACAACTGCCCTTTGATGAAGGAGGAATCACCATTACACGGGAGGAATACCGATCCAATTTCCCCAAACGGCTGATGAAGCTGACAGCCGAACGTGGTTGGTCATATTACGATGTTGCAGAAAAAGCCGGGATGTCACCATCAACCCTGTATAAATACTATCATGGCTGCAAACTGCCGTATGTTGATTCACTGGCTGCACTGGCTGATGTTTTCGACATGACCATGGATGAACTGATTGGAAGGAATGTGAAAGGAGTGAATGAATAGAGTGAAAGCAAAAGATTACCTTCGCCAGCTTCAAAAGCTGGACAAACTGATTGAAAACAAATTAGCCGAAAAGGAACAGTGGAAGGCCATGGCTACCAGCACCACACAGCAGATGTCTGCTGACCGGGTGCAGACTTCCGGCAATCCACAGAAGATGGCTGATGCAGTATGCAAAATTATTGAAATAGAAGCCGAAATAGATGCTTATATTGATAGGCTGGTTGATACCAAGCGTGAGGTCATCAGCACCTTAGAAAGGCTAAATCCGACCGAATATGACCTATTACATAAGGTGTATGTGCAATACTTCACCTTTGATGATGTGGCTATCAAAACAAACAAGTCTTACAGTTGGGTGACAACCGTTCATGGCCGCGCACTGAAGAATGTACAGCGTATGTTGGATGAAAGGGAAAAGAATGCGGCAACTGACAAGTAAGGAAAACCGTAAACGTGGTTGTGAATTGTGTTTGGATCACAGATGGTTTAAAAGCGGCTATGTGAAAAGAAACCATGCCTGCATTCATGATGCTGGATGCCCGTATCATGAACTTGACAAGTATGAAACCTATGATGATTATTTGAAGCATTCCAGAAACGAGGGACTGAATAAACTGCTGGATGTTGTGTTCAGACTGCAAAGGGATCTATAAAATCCGAAAATTTGTGACTAAATTGTATGTGTTGTGACTTTTCTGTATGGTTTGTGACTTTTTAACTGTGTTATGATTATAGTGGTTAAAAACCACGGTGAGTTCCCACCATTAAGAGGAAACCTAAAACAGCAAAAGCCTGACAGGACAATCCTGTTGGGCTTTTTCAATTAAATATAATATGTTGGAGTGCAGATGGGGCGTAATCGCTTTGACGGGGGGGGCGAAAGTCCTATTTTTAGTGTCTGCGGGAAATTCTCCTTGCTGGTGGGGGTAAGGAGGTAAAACAAAAGCCTTCTGAGGTAGAGAATGTGCTTCTATACGCCGCTTGATGCGGTAGACAAGAGATACAGGGCTGGCACTCCTGTCAGAGGGCAAAAAAATTGAAATTATCGTTTTGCATAATCTGTGAAACGATAAAATAAACAAGAAAAGGAGAAAGCATGGAAATCCAAGAACGAAGATTGGGAGATATTCGTCCTTACGAAAAGAATCCAAGAAAAAACGATGCTGCTGTAAAATATGTTGCTGAATCCATTAAGGAATTCGGCTTCAAAGTGCCGATTGTCATTGATCGTGATGGTGTGATTGTTGCAGGTCATACCAGATACAAAGCAGCTAAGAAGCTGAAGATGGAAACCGTCCCGTGCATTGTTGCTGATGATCTTACAGATGAACAAATCAAAGCTTTCCGTCTGGCTGATAACAAAGTTGCTGAAAAAGCTGAATGGGATTTTGATTTGCTTTCTTCTGAACTTGATGATTTGTTTGACTTCGACATGGCTGCATTTGGCTTTGATGATGAACCTGATGATGAAGAACCACAGGAAGTGGAGGAAGACAGCTATGAAGCAGAGCTTCCCACAGAGCCAAAAGCAAAGCTTGGCGATATATACCAGCTTGGCAATCATCGTCTGATGTGCGGTAGCAGCACAAACATTGAAGATGTTGAAAAGTTGATGGATGGCAACACAGCCAGAATGCTTTTCACTTCTCCACCGTATTCTGATATGCGTGAATATGAAGGTGGCAAGAATCTGGATGTTGATAACATCGCATTGTTCATTGCAACATACAGACTGTTCACAGATTACCAATGTGTGAATCTTGGTATTCAGCGCAAAGACAATGATATTGTCCAGTATTGGGATGAATACATCAGGATTGCAAAAGAATCTGGATATAAGCTGCTTGCATGGAATGTGTGGGACAAGATGACATGTGGCAGTATTGGGCAAGCATCAGCATTTTTCCCGTTGCGTCATGAATGGATATTCGTCTTTGGTACTGAATTCTATGAAATCAATCAGACATGGGAAAAGAAAGAAGAAAGTATCAATAACAACAGAAAGCGCAAAGTCAGACAGAAAGACGGCAGTATGAAGTATTCCACCAAAGGTGATACATCCAACAAGTACAAGCAGATGGAAAGCGTATTGCCTTTGTATCCTGAATTGACGGACTTTCGCAAGATGCATCCAGCTATGTTCCCTGTTGGCTTGCCTGCTGAATATATCAAAGCTATGTCTGATGATGGCGATATCGTCATTGAGCCATTCTGTGGTAGTGGTACTACGCTGATTGCCTGTGAACAGCTTGGAAGATGCTGCTATGGCATGGAGCTTGAACCAAAATACGTGGATGTGATTATTAACCGCTGGGAGCAGCTTACAGGACAGAAAGCCGTATTGCTGAATGGTGATGATTGAAAGGTGGTGATGCAGTGTGGCTAATAAAAATAATCTTATCAAAGCGGAAGATTTAACTTCGAGTGAACTTCGAGAAAGAGCGCAAAAAGGCGGCATTGCATCAGTGAAAGCAAGACGTGAAAAAAAGCTGATGCGTGAAACGCTTGACATGCTGCTTTCCATGCCAATCAAGAATGGCAAGCTTGCGGATGTGGATGACATCCGCAGTTTTGCTGCTATCAAAGGCAAGAATATCAGCGTACAGGAAGCCATAATGATTGCCCAGATCCAAAAAGCCATGAAGGGTGATACCAAAGCGGCTGAATATGTGCGTGATACCATTGGTCAGAAGCCT